GAATACAATAATGCTTTCAGATGAAGCCTATGAAATTATTTATAAATATTCTGAGAATAAAAATTTTATTTTTATGGGAGTAGCCTGAAAATTCTTTGGTAGTAACAATAAATATTAGTAGATTTCCCACTAATTAATAGGAGATTTTTAATGGAAACAGAAGTAACCACTACAGATCAAGCAACGGGGCAGGAGCCTCAACAGGAGAGTCAGTCCGATTCTAATGTAGATTATAAAGCCTTGTACCTTGATGAAGTTAATAATTCAAAGAAGCTTCGTAAGAGGTCGCAGGATGCAGAAGCGAAAGTAACAGAGTTCACGACAGCTCAAGAGACTAATAAAGTGAAACAGATGAAGGAACAAGAACAGTTTCAGGAATTATCTGAAGAACTTCAAAAGAAATTAGATTCTACTCTTCCCTATAAGGAAAAGTGGGAGGCTCATGAAACAGCTCAGCGTGACAAGTACCTTTCAAAGCTTCCAAAGGCTGACAGAGAGAAGTTTGCGAATGAAAATTTGCAAGTCTTAGAATATATGACAGAAAAATTAAACGAGCCAAATTCAAAGCCTACTCAACATAAGCCAGGAATGTCAAGGACTGGCAACCTTGATAAACCTTGGACAGAAATGACTGATGAAGAGAAGCGTATTTTCTACACTCAAAGGGCTAATGAATAGAATTAAGGCTTAAAATAAAAGGAATTTAAATTATGGCAATAGCACCTACAAGTAATCAGTTTTTAACTGGTGGTCTACAAGACAGCAATGTAAGAGCAGGATTACAAAAATTCGTCCCTGAGGTATGGGGAATGGCAGTACGAGATTATATGGAAAAGAATCTTGTATATGGAAACTTAGCAACAGACCTATCTGGGCTTGTTGCAAATGGAGGTGATTTGATTCACCTACCACAACACGATGAATTAGTAGCAAGCGATTTATATAGCTCTGCTAATTCTGCAGCATTGCAATCAGATACAGATCTTGGTATTAAGTTTGACGATACTACAACAGCTGGTGGCGAATATCAATTAATCGTAAATAAATCTCATTATGCTGCTTTCTCAGTATCTGATCTTGTTAAGGCTCAGTCTAGTTATGAGCTAATGGATATTTACACCAAAAAATTAGGGTATGCCTTGGCTAAAAAGATAGATACTGAAATATCTAAAGCTATATTTCAAGCATTAACTTATAATGATGGTGCAAATAGTGATGCAAATGGCGATTTAGTTGGGAATGTTATTGATATTACAGGTTCAGGTGATTATAATATTGATAAAGCTGGTATCGCTAATTTGATTCAAGCAGTTCATATAAATGATTCATCTCTTGAAGATTGGACATTAGTATTACATCCTAAAACTTATGCAAGTTTATTTAAACTTGATGATTTTGCAAGATATGATGTTATTGGCTCTTCAATGGACGCTCCAAGAGTAAGTGGTTATGTTGGTAAATTAGCTGGCGTTAATGTAATTGTATCTAATAACTTTGTATATGTTACATCAGGTGAAAGTTTATATACAACAGCAGGTGCAAGTCCAGTATTCAATTCTACTGACATCACTACAGAAGCTGATCATCTTGCTGGATATATGATTCATAAAGATGCTATTAATATTGCATGGTCTGCCAATATGAAGGCTAGAGTTCAGAGTGAATATGATTTGACTTCATTGTCTAATAGATTCGTTGCTGACACAGTCTATGGTGTCACTCTAGTAGGTAATACAGGCACAAACAAAAGATTATTTGCTTGTATGGATGCATAATAGGCAGTTGATAATCAATATAATAGGGGTAGTTAATTCTACCCCTATTATTATAAATAGGAGATTATAATGAAGCTCGAAGCTAAAGACGGTAATGGAGATATAGTAGTAAAAGAATGTAATGACGAAGCACAAATTAAAAATATGCTAAAAAGAGGGTGGAAAGAAGTATCTTCATCTAAGCAATCTAAGAAGAAATCCAAATGATAGCAACTATACATGCACTCCTAGATGAAGTAAGGGTATCTTGGGAGAAGAATATTCTCAATAAAGGAATAAAGTCTAAAAAGCGTGTTATTGCTAATAAGGAAAGTTCTAAAAAAATAATTAAAGGGGTCTAATTACCCCTTTTTTTATTAGGCTCTCCTCCTTAAATTATATCCATGATCAATGAGATAAAAGAGATAGTAGAGTATGCACTCTATAAGATAGATGCTTATAGTGATGATGCTCTTGCTCTAGTGGTTCGCACAGGTATGGCTGAATCAGGATATAGAGCATTGAAGGGATATGGCGAAGGGAATCCTGCAATTGGATTCTTTCAGGTTGAACCTGCCACTATGAACGATATGATAGATAATTATATCAAGTATCGTTCTCATTACAAAAAGAATTTAGTATCACTAGGAATGAATTTTCAAAAAGATACCGTTATGTCTGTCATGTCTAATATAGGAGTCCAGGCAGCTTTATGCAGGATTCACTATCGTAGAGACAAACACTCGATTCCATCGTGGGATGACTTAGAAGGTCAGGCGAAATATTGGAAGAGAGTATATAATACTAACCTCGGAAGAGGAACAACTGAACATTTTATAAAGGCAAACAAAGATGTTGGATTCGATTAAAGTAGCTTTAAGTAATCACCCATTTAAGGGGGTAGGAGCATCAATGGGTGGATATATGTTATCTCTTTCTGAGATGTTATCCCCATTTTTTAGATTTTTAATATTAATTTTTAGTACCGTTACAGCGATCTCTGTTGCGTATGTTCAGTATAACAAAGCATGGAGGGTGTGGAATGTCAAAAGCAAAGAAAACCCCAGTAAGAAGGGCGATAGTAACTCCGGATAAACATTTCCCGTTAGCAGATAAAGCAGCTATAAATGTTTTATGTCAGTCTATTGAAATTGTAAAACCTGATCTCTATATAGATTTAGGAGATGTAGGCGAATGGGAGGGTAGCTCTCATTGGAAGTGGAAGAAGAAGAAACGACCTCCTCTTGAATATCAACTCCCATCAATCAAAAAAGATATAGTCGATGTTAATAAGGGAATGGATGTTATTGATGAATCCCTAGATAAAATTAATTGTAGCAATAAGCACATGATAGAAGGCAATCATGATAATTGGATGAATTGCTTTAATGATGAGCACCCATACCTTGATTATAGATTTAAAAACGCAGTAGACTTAGAAGGTAGAGGATATTCCTATCACCCTATGGGGAAATACTTAAAGATAGGTAAGCTCTACTTCTATCACGGACATCACTTTGCCTCTATGCATCACGCAAGAAATCATTTAATGAAACTAGGTTGTAATATTATGTATGGACATCATCACGATCTACAGCAATCATCTGTTACTAATATGGATGGAGTTAAGTCTGCATGGAGCATAGGATGTCTAAAAGATATGAGTGATGATGGCAATTCTTTTTTAGGTAATAGAAAACATAACTGGTCTCACGCATTTTCTATTGTAGATTTCTTTGAAAAGGGTTACTTTACGGTACACGTAATTCAGATAATTAAAGGGAAAACCTCCCTTTGGGGAGAAATATTAGATGGGAATTCGTAGAGATGAATGGCTCGGAGTAGTAAGATGGGTCAATCTCATTGTAGGATTCTTTAATATTTATCTCTATATTAATGGTTTAGGGCATCATTTGTTAGCGATAGGAATGATTAATATAGCAATATGGGTTTTTACACGAAGGCGATGAATGAATTTTTTAAAAGATTATTGGGAACAGCTAACTGCGTTTGTCATATTAGTTATGACACTTACTAGAATGCGAGTAGATATAGATGTCCTAAAGGAAAAGGTTAAGACGTTGTTTGATTTATGGAACAAAGAAAGCAAAGATTAGATAGATTGGAAGAAAGAGTTAGCCATTTAGAGCATATTGCACACCCTCCTGTAGATTGGGAGAGGAAGATAGAGTCTTTAGAAGGTGCATATAATAGATTATACGATTTAATTAAAGATAAAATGGGAGATAAATAATATGCCAGCATTAATAGCATGGATAACAAAAACATTTTTAACAGAGAAAATACTTAAACAACTTCTTGCAATATTGGGAGATTATTTAGTTAAAAGCTCTAAAAATAAGCTCGATGATAAATTGTGGGCTCAAGTAAAAAGGATTTTGATAAAATAGTGTTGAATGATTTAAAAATCAAAGGTTCAAAACCTATATCAGAAAACCTTTCTACTGTAACAGTAGGGGATCAAAGCACTTGCCTTGAAATTTCTGATACAAATGGAGCAAGAGTTGTAGGTGATTTTAGGGTTACGCAAGATTTATTAGTTGCTGGTGATATTAAGGGCAATATAAAAGATATGGTATTAGAAGATGTCACACTTGATTCATTGACAACAGATAGTATTATATCTACTGACCTTACTATAACTGCTAATAATGGCAATGTTTACATGAATGATGGAACATCAAATATATTCGATTTTGACGTAGATGATCCAAGTGTAAAAATAATGGATGATGCCAATACATCAGATTACTTTAAAACAAGCGTAGGAACTAATGGTGCTACTACCATTGCCACGATTGATGCAGTCGGCAATGAAGCAGATTTAACTTTCAATGTTGACGGATTTGTAGATATAAATACTCCATCGGGTGAAGATATAACCCTTGATGCAGGTGGGAATATTTACTTAAATCCTGCGACAAGCATGATAAGGGCCATACAGAGTGAGGTAACAACTTTTGAACTAAGGGTTGATGGATATACAAGTGCTGGATGTGGTATGACATTTGCTTCCTTAGTAGATTCAGGTGATTATTTTAGGATAGATACAACCACTCTTGGAGCAACAACCATAACAACAGTTGATGATGGGGATTCTGGAGATGGAGTAAGTGCAGACTTGACTTTTAACATTGATGGGCTTATAGATTTTAATAGTGCATCGGGAGAGGATATTACTTTTGATTCTGGTGGAGTTATCACCTTTGAATCAACTGGAACTACAACCTTTGACAGAGATATTTCCCTTAGTAGTGGCAGGGTTATTTATTTTGATTCTGCCGATACGAAAATAGGTTCTAATTCTGATAATCCTGAAGATATGGTCATAGAAGCAGATCAAGATATATTGATGTCACCTGATGCTGCTCTTGTAGTAGATGCTGGTGGTGGCATTACCCTTGATGCAGGTGATGGTGTTTTCATATCAATGAACGCAGGAACAGAATTTTCGGCTGCAAATAGTTCATATTCGGGTATGCTATTAGGTTGTACTCATGTATTTGGTAGTGGAACAGGTGGAGTATTTGTATCCATCTCTAATACTTTTGCAAATCTTGTATGGGACACAGATAAGTTTGCTTTAGTAACATTTGTAGTTCCTCCAAGCAATATAGTAAAAATTAGTGTTCATCTGCCCTGGGTTCAGGCAGCAAGTATTGCAATACAGCTTGGACTTGCAACTGATTCTTCTGCTACAACTTTAGGAACTAAATATCAAAATGATGTTGATGATGCAAATAGGGCTGATAATTTTAATATAAATTATTCTTGGGTAGTAGAAGGTTCTGACCATAGTTGGAGTGCTGGAGAAACTAAAACTTTATATATAATGGCTTATGCTGCAAGTAGCATGAGATTTTATACAGGTGGAACAAATACAAGTGGTTTTGGGGGTGTAATAGTAGAAGCAACAGCATTACCAGCCACAATAGGTGATGGGAGTGAACCATAATGGAAAAAACTAAAGAAATAAAACAAGATATTAAAG